GATTTACTTGTCCTGTTGTATTATTTTGAAGGGCCTGAAAACCAACTGCTACTTGACCACTTGAAGTAGTATTAGCAGAAAGAGCACTTCCACCAATGGCAACATTTTGTCCACCAGTTGTATTATTTTCTAATGATGATCCACCAATGGCAGTATTGTTGTTACCAGTAGTGTTGTCCGTCAAGGTGAATGGTCCAATTGCAACATTGTCATTACCTGATGTACCAAATCTCATAGAGTCAGCACCAATGGCTACATTGTTTCCACCATCTGTAAGTTCTTGCAATGCACGAGATCCAAGAGCAAAGTTTTGATTACCAGTAGTAACAGACTCAAGAGTCTCTGTATTACCAATAGCAATGTTTCCAAATAGTGTTCTTGTAAGACCAACACCAATTTTAATTGCTGAAGATGATCCTGCTTCAATAACTACTGCTGATTGAATGTTTGGAGTACCATCATTCATTACAAATACTTCACCTGTACCTGTTTGTGCATTAATACTTGATGTACCTGATACAGATCTTATTGGTCCTGCTGTTAAGTCAGATCCTCCAGGTCCCGTCGCTCCTGTGGGTCCTGTAGCACCAGTTGTGCCTACGCCTGTAGGTCCTGTAGCACCAGTATCACCAGTTACTCCTTGAGGACCTGTTGGTCCTGTAGGACCAGTATCTCCAGTGACTCCTGTTGGACCTGTAGGTCCAGTGTCTCCTGTAACTCCTGTTGGTCCTGTTTGACCAGTATCACCAGTAACTCCTGTTGCACCAGTATTACCTGTGACACCAGTTGGCCCTGTAGGGCCTGTATTACCAGTTACGCCTGTGGGACCTGTAGGTCCAGTATCTCCTGTAACACCTGTGGGTCCTGTATCACCAGTTACACCAGTAGGACCTGTAGGTCCAGTGTCTCCAGTTACTCCAGCATCACCAGTTACACCTGTAGGGCCTGTGGGCCCAGTGTCTCCAGTTACACCAGTGACTCCTTGTGGGCCAGTAGAACCTGTTGCACCAACGGGTCCTGTAACTCCTGTAGCACCTGCTGGACCTGTTGGTCCAATATCTCCAGTAACACCAGTAACGCCAGTAGGACCAGTATCTCCTGTGACACCAGTAGGCCCTGTAGGGCCTGTATCACCAGTTACACCAGTTGGTCCAGTATCGCCAGTAACACCAGTTGGTCCTGTGGGACCAGTATTACCTGTAACACCTGTTGGGCCAGTAGGCCCAGTGTCTCCAGTTACTCCTGTAGGTCCTGTACTTCCAGTTGCACCAATGGGACCTGTGGCACCTGTTGGTCCAACGACTCCTGCTGCAGTTACTACAAATATTAAGTTGTGATTGTTAGAAAAGTTAGTTGTACCAGTTCCACCTGATGTATTCAGTGTTACAGGTAATTCAAAGTATCCTGTTTGAGGAATTGGTGTTGCAGAGATAGTCCACTGCTGATAGTTATTAGAGTCATTTGCATCTTGCAAAACTATAATGTCGTTTGTCTTTAGCAATGCTAAGAAGATATCAATATCAATACCGTCTTGATTTATGTGGCTCACATTGATTTGTGTTGCAGAAACTTGTGTTGCATTGTTCCAAATAACATGTCCATTACCAGGATCTCCTGTTGTTATTGTGGTCTTTGCTTGGTAGTCATAATAGTTTACTGATCCACCGTCAGCACCTGTGGCTCCTGTAGGGCCAGTCTGTCCTGTTGGACCAATATCTCCTGTAGGACCAGTAGGACCTGTGTCTCCAGTAACACCTGTTGGTCCTGTAGGACCAGTATCGCCTGTAACTCCTGTAGGTCCAGTAGATCCTGTATTACCAGTGACTCCTGTAGGTCCAGTTGGACCTGTGTCTCCTGTAACACCTGTTGCTCCTGTAACTCCTGCGTCTCCTGTTACACCTGTAGGTCCTGTGGGACCTGTGTCTCCAGTTACGCCAGTTGCTCCTGTATCTCCAGTGACTCCTGTTGGACCTGTAGGTCCAGTATCACCTGTTACTCCTGTGGGTCCTGTAGGACCAATATTTCCTGTTACACCTGTAGGGCCAGTGTTTCCTGTAACGCCAGTTGGTCCTGTTGGACCAGTGTCTCCAGTAACTCCTGTGGGACCTGTTGGTCCAGTATCACCAGTCACACCTGCATCACCAGTAACTCCAGTTGGTCCTGTAGGACCTGTGTCGCCAGTTACACCTGTAGGACCAGTGTCGCCAGTAACTCCTGCGTCTCCTGTAACTCCAGTAGGACCAGTTGGTCCAGTGTTTCCAGTTACTCCTGTGAGTCCTGTGGGTCCAGTAGATCCTGTTGGTCCTGTTGGACCTGTAGGGCCTGTTATACCTGTAACTCCTGTAGGGCCTGTGGCACCTGTGGCACCAGTTGGGCCTGTTTGACCTTCTGGTCCATCAAGAACTGTTACTTGATTAGTGCTTGTATTTACTATAACTTTATTAGCAGCCATTATTGAGTCACCTGTGCAGATACTGTGATCTGTCCTTGTATTATTCTTGTAACAACTGAGCCAAGAGCGATTTCTAAATCATAAACATAAAATCCTGGATCAAGAGCCCCTGTTTGTGCGGAAGTCATAAGAATATCCATTTCTCCAGCAAGTGGTGTAATTGTAATTCCTCCATTAGAAGAGGTTAAATTTAAAGCAGAAGGATTTGGAGAAGCAGCCTGCAATCTTAATTGCATAGCAGCAGTATAACCAGTTAGGTTAATTGGATTGCCACTACTGTCTGCCCAAATAATTTGAGTAGTGTATTGAGCACCCTGGTCAATTGTGAAATTGTATATACCTGCTGTCATGTTATTCCTTCTCCGTAGCCCAGATTAAAAATCCGCCAAGTGCGATGAAACTAACAGGAGGAAAAATTAAGAATAGGCCATATGATGCTAGGGCAACTCCAACTACTTCAGTCGTTAATGACCAGTCTATGTTTGGCTTCTTTGTTTTCATGTTTCTCCTTATAGTGAATAGTATCTTGCTACAGGCTTTACTGGAACTGGCACTGTTGCACGATCATAAGAAAAGATTGCTGCTACGCAAGCGTCAATCTTCTTTTTGCTGTTTGCTTTTTGAATCATAAGTCCTCTTGATGAGGTCTTAGTCATAGAGTTTGCTACATGTCTATTTAATGCTTCGTGTCCAGAGTGTGTAAATGATCCATTCATGACTGCCTCATAAAATTTAGCAGTTGCAGGAACCATGCGTTCTGCAGTATTTGGATAAGACACTACTGGCATTCCTTCCTCATCAAACAACATAAATGTTCTTGAGTATCTTGCAGGATCAAAAACAATTTCTCTCATGCTATAGTCTGGATTTCTATAGGCATCAATAATTGTTTGTTCTACTTCTGCTACTGGAATCCACCAGTTTTGATCTGCATCATCTGGTCTTTCCCAAATTGCTAACACATCTAGGTGAGGTTTTTCTCCACCAAGGTACCAGGCAACTATAGCAGTTGAGTCTCCGTTAAAAGATCCATCAAACCCAAGTATAACATCTTCTTGTGGAATCTGCTCTCTGTTTTTCAAAGTTAATGCATCCCATGCGTCAGTAGGTATCCATGTCTGGGCACTGTCTGTCCATAGGTTAAGTCTTTTAGTTTTAAATTCAGCCTCTGGTGTCAATAGCGATGCAGACTTCATATCTTCCGCAGATAATATGTCGCCGTAAGAAGGATTTGCTAAACGCCAGTTATCTTCGTCCTTGTAATTGAGTTTTTCATCGCCCTGATACCACGCAAAAAAGAAGGAAGGATCTTCAACTTCTCCTTTTGCTAATTGTACGCCTCTTTGATACATCTGATAACACAGAGATTCTTTGCCTGATGAGTCATATTTCGTTCCAGCAGTGGTGATTGCCACAAGCATTGGCTCTAAACGAGCACCCATAGACAGAGACATTGTGTCATACAACTCTCTATTTGGCTGTGAATGTAACTCGTCAAAGGCCACAAATGTGGAGTTTAAACCTTCTTTTGTGAACGCTTCTGAGGAAAGGGCTCTGTATATTGTGCCTGTACCTGGATTATAAATAACATCTCTGAATGTTTGCAGTACCTCTGAGAGTTCTGGCTCTAGTTCAATCATTCGCTTTACCGTTTTAAAAATAATCTTAGCCTGATCTTTATCTGCAGCACAAGAATAAATCTGACCACCGTTTACGCCAAGCAATAACTGCTCTAGGACCAGAGTCGCTAAGAGTGCAGACTTGCCTGCTTTACGAGGAATCCCAATCAAAGCACGACGATGTTTTAGAAGGCCATTCTCATCTTCTGCATATAAATTAATTAGCAGTTCTTTCTGCCAGGGACGCAGGACTAATTTATCTCCTACATTTCCTGCAATTGAATCCTCAGTAATACGACATAATGTTTCAGCAAAATCTATAACATCATATCCACGACTATTAACTTTTTCAAGTGCGGAAATTGGAGAGAGGTATGTTGGAGGCCATGATTGTATTTTCTCCATGCTTATCCCTTAAATGCTAACGAGAGCCTATCCTTGTCAAAATCAATATCTATGATTTCTACTTGTAAATCATGACCAATAGTAAATTGCTCAGGAGTCCATTTGCCCATTTTAGATTGATGGATTAAACCAGATACTAAGCCAAGAGAAACAAATACTCCAAAGTTAGTAATACCTGAAACCTTGCCAGTATGTACTTGGCCTACTGCCAATTTACTAAACTGAATCTTCTTATCTTCCTTCTGATCAAACTCAACAAGTGCTTTTCGTGAGATGACGATATTGCCTTTTTCTCTATCAAACTGAATAATCTTGGCATCTACAATTTGGCCAATATAGTTAGCCAAGTCCTCTGATTTATCAACATGGAATTGTGATGCTGGCAAAAATGCTCTTAGGCCAATATCAACTATCATGCCACCCTTGACAATTCTAGTGATTTCTCCAGAGACAATCTTATCATCTGAATTCCATATGGCCTCAACTGAGTTCCATAGAATCTCAACCTCTGCCTCTTTCATAGAGAGAACATATCCTTCGTCATCTAGGCCTATTACAGTAGCCTGTAGAACCTGGCCTATTGAGACGATATCTTCAATATCAAATAGCCTCTTGGCAGATACTTCCTTCTTTGGAATATGGCCTTCGCTCTTACAGCCAATATCCAATAGGATTCCTTCACGATCAATTTGAACAACTGTTCCTGTGACAATATCGCCAACAAAGTACTCCTTCATTGATTCGTCTATTGCTTTTAGGAAGTCTTCTAAACTGCCTATGTCGTTAATTGCTACTTGGTTCATATGTTGCCCCTTGGTTGTCTATGTCTTCTTCAAAAATTACTTTTGCACGATTCTGTCTTTTTTCTAACAATTTATCAATGGATGTTGCAACTCGTACTTCTGCAACTCCTAAACGAGATCTTGAAACTGGATCAAAGCCCAGTGAGGTCAATGCATCTGTGTATGCTCTGTTAATTGCTACATAAGCCTTAGCATCAGCAGGCTCTGTTGAGACCATATATCTTTCTCTAGCAGCCTCATTAGCATCAGCCAAATGGGATGCATTTTTAATTGCCTCAATATCACTGACTGGACTAAGCCAAGTTACAGCGATTCCCCAAGCACGATTCCATAAATCTAATCCAGATTGATTAAGATTTTCTGGTGGTGCTGGTATTTCTTTAGCCATAGGCAAATGAGAAATCGTATTTAAATCAGGCAAAGGTCTTCCACCAGGGTTGCCCATTAGCCTTTTAATCTCATTAGGCTTAGGTGGCCTTCCCGCAATTGGTTGAGTCATTAGTTAGTTTTTTCCTTTTCTACGAATTCCTTTTTGCAACATCGTTGACAAAATTTGTCCAAATGTCCAAATCTGATAATATCGCTATATTATACAGAAGAGGGCAGCCAGGGTAAACAAAGATTATTCACGCTCAAGTTTTGACCCATACCCAGGTTGTGCCAGGCAGGGGCAGGTGTTTTCCTTGTTTTATTTAGATTATTTTAACCTTTAGAACTGTTGCATTTTCTGCAAAGAACACTGATATTATCAAGTGTATTTAATCCACCATTTTTAATAGACAGTATATGGTCCCCAGTGAGGTCTTTTGTTGATCCGCATTTGCTGCAATAAGGTTGTAGTTGTCTTGCTAATCGTGACATTTTCTGCCACTCGTAATCATATTTATTATGTCTTCTTCTTGGGTTTCTTGCCTGCTGTAGTCTGGCACATTGATCGCATCTAGATTTTCTTGTTAGGATCCCACAGCCAGGGCACGGCCTATTAAACTTCATAATATAAAACCTTTGTATTTATTTTAATTAATATAATTAATCTAATTCATCAGGAATAGCAGAGCACTCATCACAGTCTATATCATTATCATAGTTATCATACTTGACTAGACTACCCAGGTGGTGGTCAAATAGGGTAAGGGCTGTGGCTGCTGCTCTATTTAATAATGTATCAATAGCATCAAATGATAATCTCTCATCTGTATCTAATTGAACATTGACTGGACCTACTGACATGGACATATTAAACATATATATTCCTTTGATTGTTATTACTACTAATAATGGACTCTATTGATTCCGTCCAGTTTTTGGGTAGGCTCTGCACTGTCGCTTCTTATTATACAGTATGTTTCAAGATTAGTCAATTAAACTTCTTGCTTTGGCAATAGCAGAGATATCATAAAGACCATTCTTCATTGGCACATTATGTTGTCTAACTATCTTATTAAGTTCTACCTTAGACAGATTCATCCATAGACAAATAGCATCTATATCTAACCAAAAGGTTCTATTAGGGTTAGCCATAGCCAAGGCTAGTAGTCTATATAATGTCCATGAAGTACGACACTTATGGCATCTTACTCCTGCTAATAGATTATCTATATCTATAGCAATATGAGATCTGCATTCATCAGTAGGACATGGGATTCTTCTAGGCTTCTCTATGAAGTTCTTATTGATTGCCATTCCTTTATTATGGAGTTCCTTTATTGATCCCGCAAACTCTTCCACCCAATCCTGTTGGACTGTCCATTCAAGATGAGCCAAGTGGAATGAGACTGTTGCAGCAACCTCTAGTTCTACTGTGGCTTCTCTCTTCAGTAAGGCTGGAGGAGTAAGGGATCTTGCTCTACGGATAAGGGCTTCATACTTATGCATGACCCCTAAGATTTCCTTACCCATAGAATAATCTAATGCGTTCACATTAAATCCTATTGATCTCTCTGTGCTTGGTGCACCTGAGCCTGAACGACCTGGACTAACAAATGATGCAGCACCTGACTGTAGTTCAGGTAACTCAGTAAGCATAGACTTAAGAGTAAGATACTGACTCCTAGTTAACTTACCTTCGCTCATATTGTTATCCATACTTATCCCTTTGGCTTCTCTAACTGATTGAATAAGTCATCAACATTATTAACACCTTTAAACTCTTGCTTAACAACATGTTCTTCTACTGCCTCTGTAAACAACTCTTTGCGTTTATTTAGTTTGTCTACCTTTACTGATAAGAACATCAAGATTGCTGGTGCTATCCATCCTAATACATATGCAGCAAGTACCCATCTGAATAATCCTCTGCCTTTGGTAAATGCTATAACTCCTGCTACTGTCATCCATACAAGTTCCATCATTTATCTTTCTCCCATTCTACTGTTTCTACCCAACCTATTTCTAGTTGAGTCTTACCACAAACGATACACTCTGTCTCGTCCTTTGATGCTGCTTTACAATCTTTACAGTAGTAAATCTTGTAGATCATTCTTCAATGCCTTCTATTTCCTTTAACTGCCGTTTTGATATTGGCCTGCCAAATGCTTGATAATGTATATAAGCATAGGCTTCATGCATCCTTTGTTGCTTCTCTTCTGCTGTTAGTTCCTTGATTGTGTACATATGCTTATCTCGTTTCCTATCAACTTCTTGTTCTGCCCTTTTGTTTGCCTGCCATTTGGTCATGTATGCTTTCTTACATACTCTACATTCTGTGTGAAGTCTAGCCTTATTCTTTTGCTGAGGACCAAAGAACTCTTCAGTTAATGGCTTCTCAATCTTGCATTTAGAACAAACTCTAGACTCTGGCATTAAACTACTCTTCTTCTGGTAGTTCCGTACTAGACTGGCTGTACATAGTGTAGAAAGCATTTAGTCTGTTATGCATACGAAGCATATAGTCAAACTGCTCATCAGTTAGGTTAGGCCAGTCTGATCTACCTGTACCTGGAAGAATTCCAATACCTGTGTTTAGAAAGTTAAGAATCTTTTCTGCTTCATAAAGCATCACTCCACTTGGAAGTACTGTGCTTGGATTTGCTTGTTCTTGCTGTATCATTTGTTTTCCTTCTTCTCTCGTCTGATTAGTTTATGATAGCAACACTTGCATACTGTACGAGCATAGTGTGGCTTATCACATCCTGCTGTTGAACATTTCTTCTTATTGGTGTCCCATGTTTTCTTTACTGAGACATTGCGACATGTCTTGCAATAGTAATCATAGCCATCATCATTAGGACGATAAGCCTTCATCTTATAGAAGACGCTTATATCCTTTGTCTCTTTGCACTTAGAACATGTTTTTGTCATTGACTCGTCCTAAGTTAAATCTATCAGTAACTACCTCAAGGTGTGAAGGATTTACACAAGCCTTGTTCTCACACTTGTGATGTAGTACTTTTCTGTTCTGTGTTGTATCTGTGCCAATTGGCAAGTTGTTAAAGCCATTTGCAAGGGCATAAGAAAATCTATGTGCTCTTACAGTATAGGTTCTAGTATTGGCCTTGAAGTAAATATTAAATACTCCATAGCCTTTATCTGATTTGGCTCCTGTCCAAACAATACAACCATCTGGTTGTTCTTCTAAATAAGACTTAAATCTCTTAACTATTATTTCATTGTTAACATATTTCTTTATATAAGAATCTGCTTGTCCCATAGTCATTATGCATTCACCAACCCGTATTCCATCAGATATTCTCCAACGGTTGTGATGCCCTTGTATTCGTTGCAATCTGCACAGAACTGTGTCTGGCTGTAATCAATCTTATCCGCAATGATGGTCTCACAGAAGACACAAATAACTGCGTTCATATTTTCCATATTCATTTTATTCCCATTTCTAGTAGTATTTAGGAGCATCTCTGCTGCTATATAATAAGTATATCATGGCATTATTACCAATGCAACTAATATAGCCATATTTGGAATATCGTTACCAAATCGTTATAATTGGTACCAGCCCTTGTCAAACTGATTAAGCAGTCTTCTAAAATATCTGTCATATTGATATCTAATCATATCACTAGAGTATTTTGCATATGCATCTGTGGCTATTGCTCTATGATCAAGGTGCTTTACTTTTTCCGTTGCCGTCACAAATTCAGCAAATGAGTTACAACGATAGCCATTAAATCCGTTCTTAACTGTCTCAGTAAAAATGCCTAGATCTGTGGTTATAACGGGTGTTCCAACAGCCAAGGCCTCTAGATGTGAGTTGCATCCTGGTTCAAGGTATAAGGTAGGGCTGAAGGCTCCTAATGCACCTCCTAGCAGTGCTGCTCTGTCTTCTGCTTTAACATTTCCAATGTAAGTTCCATAGGCTGGACGATAATCTCCAGTACCACCAAGAATTAATTCAACTCCAAGATGCTCACAGACCTGAGATGCTATGTCAATTCCTTTACGCTGTGTTAAACGACCTAAATAGACATAGTAATCTTTTTTGTCCAATTGCATAGAAAACATCTTAGGATCAAAGTAAGGATTAATAACAGTATCCATAAAGTTAATGTCTACTGATGCAGCATTGCGATGTTGAGCATAGACTGCTGATCTCCATGTATTGCTTTCAAATACCTTGTAATTACTAAATACACCAGAGTACCCAATACCGTACTCCACTGAAATATTTTCAGGGAATGCATCTGATACTGGCTTCTGAGCAAGACCTCCAATAATACAGATAAAGTCTTTTGGTTGTATGCGTTTCTTTATTTCTCTGATTGCATTGCTGTTAAAAGTTACCCAATGTGGAAGAGTATTATCAAAGGATGTTGATGTAAAATGATTATTGCCAACAGCCTCTGCTCTTTCTCCTTCAGAAATACAGGTAATCAATTCTGTAGGATTAGATGTTGTTTCTTCACCAGCATACAAAAATACCTCATGGCCAATGCTAGTCATCATTCTAACAAAACCATGGGTTTTAGCCGTATACGCACAGGAGAAGTAATCTTCAGTTACTTGCGTATGAGGCAATGCCAAAACATGAAATCTCACTTGCAGCAACCATCCTCACAGTCACAACTGTCACTCATGCTGTCAATAAGAAAATCTAATTGCTCAAGTGCATTGATCAAAGAAATCTTGATACCAATAAGTTCTTCAATCTCGTATTGATTATTATCTTGGTTTGTTGTTAGTTCCATTGTTTTGCCCCATTTCCTTCATCTCGTTAATAATTGCATCAAGTCTATCAATAGCAGCATTTAGTGAATCTACTGCTTCTTGTACTTTATGTTCAGGAGTAACTTGTCCTCTAATCCATTCTGAACGAACTCCGTCTAAACTTATTCCACCCATTTCTTTTCTCCATTTCTTGTTATAGTGTTTATCATTCATATATCTATGAAAATATCGTCTTACCATTGTATCATGACCTAACTATCTTTGGTGCTTTACTAATGTTGGTTCTCTTGTTACGAACATCAGCAATTGTGCCTTTGGCTAGATCTGGAAAGTCTTTGCCCTTATTCCTTTTTTGCCAGGAATCCATAAAGGTCTCAACATGAGAATCAATCAACTGCATAATCTGCTCATCAGACATAGCATTAAGTTCTGCCTCATTGTGCTTTCTCCAAAAGGATTTAACTATTACTGGCTCGTACTCTTTAGTCATTTTTGCTGCTCCAATAGAAATATGCTAACCAACCAATGGACATTGCAATGATTGGGCTTCCTGTTACTAGATTAATAACGCCTGCCGTTACTATGGCTTTAAATACATTATCCATTTTTTACCTTGGTCTTTTTCTTTCTTAGTTTTCCACCTCTTGGACCAACAGGTTGTCTATCAGCCAAAGATGCTTCATATTCAAGAAGTAGTCCTAAATCAGAAGAAGGTTCTTTATAGGTAACTTTTACAGGAAATACTTTTCTACTCATTTGTAAGATACCTCTACTGGAAACACATATTGTGATTCTTCTACTCTTCGCTTTGGCATTTTCTTTCTAATGCCCAAAAAGTTACACATCTCAGGTTGATGCATTGATTCTTTTGTTTTCTTATTCCACAGGATTAATTCTCCTGTAACCATAGACCTATTACAAACATTACAAGTCTTCTTGTATTTATTGATTATAGTTAACCAATCATTATCTAACATATTTATCCCATTTCCTTATATAGTATATAGAAGATATACAGTGCCTAATTTCTCTAAGCAACCGTAACCACTATTTTAATTAAAAAATAGTAAGAAACAGATTGACTAGAGAAAATTATTTCTCACTGGAGAGGTACCGTAAAACTTCGCAGTGATATCAGTGTACCATGATGTTTTATTAAAAGTCAAATGTATACAAAAAAAGGAAGCCCTGGCCAGAAACGGGAGTTAAAGAACCAGGACTTCCTATATCTATGAAATCACGGAGGTGTCAACATAGAATACTATTGTAGCAGGTGGTATAAGTGTATGTCAATATAGTTTGATTTTTGTTCTATTACCGTTTTCATCAGTAGTCCAAACTTCAACAAAATCTTCTTCTTGTGTAATTTCTTCTGTCATGATTTCTCCTTAGTATATCTTTACTTTTACTAGATTACCGTCTTTGTCACGGCTCCATACTTCAGTAGACTCTAGTTTTAAATCTTCAATTATCTTATCTAGTTCTTCCATTTTAATACCAGCCTTTCTTCTGAAAATGTTTCCAGGCTCCACATGGATGTGAATGCCTTCTGGAAATATAAGATAGCGTAGCAACCAATTGGGATACTGCACTATCTGATTTCTTCATTCCTAGACTGCTTGCTGTGCTGTCTAAGAGTTGTCCAATTCCACTGGCTGTAGAAGTTGGGTTCTGTGCCTTTGAATTCCACGCTGACTCTTTGCCAATCAGCCTGGTCAGGCACAAAAATTGCTCTTTATTGAGCAAATCCTTAGCCACTTCCTTTGCATTTACGCTCAGCAAGGGTGGTCTATCCTTGTAAATAACTAACTCTGGTACTGCTTGTTCTGTTGTAATACTCGCTTGTAAAAATACTGCCAGCAAAATAGCAATTACTGCTCTTTGCCATAGGTTTTTGTTTCGCTTAATAAATCTTCTCCTTTGGTAGTTGAACTGCCCCTACTCATTGGCATAAGACTTACCTCCTTTACAATTTGTTCTTCTCAATTAAATCACAGATCTGATCAATGGTCCAGGAATCTAGACCTTCAACCTCAGATAATCTCTCCACCAGTTCTTCCTTGGCGAAGATATATCCGTCTGTGAAACCTTCTTTGTACTCTGACATTACTCTAGTTTACACCATTCTTGACAATTACGACATGGATGATATAGACTTTAATTATGAAACTAGAAAACTTTATTAATCCTTACACAGGTGAACAACTACAAAACTTCATTGAGGTCTGCTCTGGCTGCCACCTCAATTTTGCTACTACTGAGGCTGGAGACAAGCATCGTATTGGTGCCTTTGGAAAGGACAGACGCTGTGCTTCTCCTGAAGAGGTTGGCCTCAAAAAAGTAATAAATAAATATGGGTCTACTGTCTATAAAAGAACCAGGGATAAGGTCCGTCTCTGAATGCCCTTTTTCACTTTTTTTCACGCTCAGTTTTTGACGATTGACGGGTTTTGGTCACTGAGGTATAGGTAGATGCCTAAACGGGCCTTAAAACGGCTGCTAGGCACCTAAAACAGGCACTCTAGAAACAAGGAAAAGACCTCAGAATTAACTGAGGCCCTTCCATGTAGATAATTAATCAGATATGTATTCATATAATGGTGGTTCTGTATTTGATCTACATACACCTATTGTACTCTTATTTCTTTGTTATGCCAAATTCTTTTTCATTAGGCTGTAGGGCTTTTAGTACTGGTCCTGCTAATGCAGCCAAGAACGCATTTGCTAATACCTTTGGATCTGTAATTCCTGCCATGTACATAGCAAGTACGGCTGCTACGGCTGCTCTAAGATATGATGATCCTGCTGCTAGGGCTTGTTCTTTAACTGTCTTTGGTGCTGGTTTCTTTGTAGCCATTATTTCTCCTTTGGTGGTGCTTTTCTTTTAGGTCGTACATTCTCAGTCATGAGAATAGTCATAATTTGCTGTACCTGGATTTCTAGCCTATTAACAGAATCTTTTAGGCTTGAGCCAGAATTGGGTTTTAATTCAGATAGGTAGTGTTTTACCATCCAACGAACTGCTGTAGCAAGTCCTCCAATTAGGGTAAAGATTGCTACAAAAAATGCAGCCCAGTCTTGTGGTGTCATGACTCTTCTTGGCCTTCCCAGAGATGCTTCTCTAATTGATATTGTCTTTCAAAGTTTAGAACTCCACGATAGTCACAGCATGGACAAATTGGTCTGTCATTGCTGTAGTCTGGTTGTGACCAGTAGCCCATCTTGGCTCTAAATCTAAAGTCTGACTTCCATGAGTTTTCAGCATGTCCATCTGGTGTAAACGCCCAGTGATCAGGTTCTGCAAATTGCATAAATAGCAAGTGCACAAACTTGTCTTCATCTTCTGATGGAAACTCTGGTCTCCAGTGCATTTGATAATTTCCACAAAAGACAATACAGTCATTTGGTTGTTCATCATAGAAAACATCGTCTACTGCCAATTGCCAGTCAATGTTTTTATCAATGCAAATATCTAAAGAATACTGGCAGGCTGATTGATCATAATGCTTCCATAGTTGTGGCTTAATACCGTTTTGCTTTTGGTATCTTCCAGTGTGGAATCCTGCTCTTTGGATTGTGTCAGAACCAAATGTCTTCTTGGCTATTTCTAAGATT